GTTGCTAGTAACTTAAAAGTTACCAATGACCAAGCCAAAATTATTGATGAGTTCTCAAAAGAAGAAGCTGTAAACAGACTACGTTCTAAATGGCAATCTGCTACTGGTCAGTCGTTTGATGATTTGCCAATGTACAAGGCTACTGTTGTTGCATCTGTTGCATTTCAATATGGTGATTTGGCTTCTGAAACACCTAACTTTTGGAAGCAAGTTACGTCTGATGATTGGGATGGAGCTGTAAAGAACTTAAACAATTTTCAAGACAAGTATCCTACTCGTAGAAAAAAAGAAGCAGATTATTATCAAAAAAAAAGACTTGAGTTAACCTTGGCAGAAACAATACCAGAAGATTCTAAGCTTAAAGAATTATCCAATGAGGAGCTTGTAGCACAGGCTCAGCAAAAGATAGCTGCGGCTAAAGGGGAACCAGAAATCCCCACCACTGTTGAGCCGGAGACAAAAAGCCCATACAGCAACATAGATGTTCCGCAATGGTTTATGGAAGATAAGCCAAGCGTTGAATATCCTATTAGACCAGAGCCTGATATTGCACCTCAGGTTAGCCAGCAGCCTTCAATGGTTCCTGAGGAAAAATACGATCCTACTGCAAAGCCTATGGATCCTATGGAGATGATTCGTAGGGACATAAACGAAGCTGGGCCTATTGCCAAAACTCTTTCTAAGAATGAGTTTAAGGGTGCTAATCCATTATATTTTAATGAAAACTCTGGTCAGATTTGGTCTGCTGCATTTAATCAACTTAACCCAATCAAGGCATTATCTGATTATGTAAATGATCTAATGGTGGATCACGTTGATGAAGAGGGTTATGATTCTGCTGCTGATCCAAGAGTAAAAGAAAACCCAGAGCTGTTGTGGAGAACTATTAACTCAGGAAGCTTTGGTGAGACAACATCAATCATTGAAAAGTTAGAAGAAGAAAGATTAAATCAGGATATTCTATCTTCTTCTGATTCGGCTGTTGCTGAATTAACTGCGGCTATTGTTACGCCTTCAACTGGCGCACCTGTTTCAGCAATGAAATATATGACAACAGCATCAAAAGCTAAAAGGTTTGTTGGCGGTGCTGGATTTTCTCTTGCTACCGTTTTGCCAGAACAAATGATATTGCAAGCAGCTAGAGAGGATAGAACGATTACAGATAGTGTAATGGCTCTTGGCTTGGTTACTGTTGCTGGCGGTACTCTAAACACAGCGTTTGGCCCCACTATGGCAAAAGCAAAGATTGCTAGAAGGGCTAAGAAAGATGCTGCATGGGAAGCCAAGCAGACTGATGGTGTATATGAATCTGTTGGAGCTGCTGCTGATCCTACAAGAGCAAGGCAAACAGCTTACGCAACTATGGAGCGTGATGCTGCAAAGGAAACTGGTGTAAAGCTAGAGAAGCTAGGATGGAACCCTGTGTTTCGGATGTTAAAAAGTAGCAACCCTATAGTCAGGGGACTTGCTGCTGAAATGGTTGATATGGGTGGTGTTGCTACCAAACGCATTGATGAAGAGCTTCGTATGGCTCAATCAGTAGAAACAACATTTAGATCTCGTTATCTTTCAGAGCTTCTTGAAGCTATGCGTAAGTCAGATGAAGCCTATCTAAACTATCGTGGTAAGGTTGCCAGTGACAGCGATATTGTACGTTCGTTTCAAATACTTGGAACTCAAATAGGAGATAAGTTTAGATCAGGGGGTGATTATCTTTCTGAAGTTGATTTTCGTATTCGTATTGGTAAGGCGATGCGTCGTGGAGATGTAGATGAAGTTGGTGATGCAGCTTCTCCCTACGTTAGTCAGGCAGCTGCTGCTGCAAGAAGACAGCTTAATATGATTAAGAAAGAAGCTGAAGATGTAAGGTTGTTTGAAGCAGAGATACAAAAAGCATTAGAAATTGCTCGTAGATCTGGTGACTCAGCTGAAGTCTCTAGACTTACAGAGCATCTAAACAACGTAAGATCTCAGGGCGTGTCTGTTAATACTGCTGCATCTTATCTGCCTCGTATTTATCGCATTGATAGAATTATGGATGACCCACAGAGGTTTGTTTCCATTGTTCGTGCTTGGGCTATAGAAAACAAAGGCATGAGCAGACAGGCTGCCCAGAAATATGCTGATGAGGTTATGGACTCTGTAACTCGTTCAAGACCTTATATTGGCTTAGAAGGTGACGATCTTGACCAGTTATTGTCTCCTGCAAGCACAAAGATGCGTACATTTGAAATACCTGATGAGCTTATAGAAGAGTTTCTTGAAAGCGACATCGAGGTATTGCTGCGTCATCATACTCGCACTATGGGCATGGACATTGAGATTGCCAGACGTTTTGGCAGCATAGACATGAAGTCTGTAATTGATGATGTAACAGCTGAGTATACTCGTCTTATTGATGAAGCAACTGACATTCAGATTAAGAATAATCTTAGAGAATCTTTGGCTAATGATCTTCGTGACATTCGTGGTTTGCGTGACAGGCTGCGTGGTACATATGGTGCGTCCAAAGACCCACATGCAATGAGCAGCCGTTTTGTCAGATCAATGAAGTCATTCAATGTCCTTGTTGGCATGGGCGGTGCAATGGTTTCTTCAATACCAGACATTGCCAGAATAGTTATGGTTGAAGGCATTGAGAACGCTTATGGCAAGGGGCTTAAGATACAATTTGCTCAACAAGCTAGAACAATCAATCGTTTATCTAAAGGAGAACTTAGAAAGTCTGCTGTTGCTGCTGATGCTGTTCTCGGTTTACGAGCGCATGCTTTTGCTGATCTGGGCGATGTATTTGGCAATCGTTTTGCTGTTGAACGTGTTTTGAGTGCAAGCACAGGAGTTATGTTTGTTCTTAACGGTCTCAATATATGGAACCAAGCCCTAAAAGAATTTGCTGGCAATGTAACAATGCTTCGTATGACTGAAGCCATAATGAAGCCTTGGAACAGTTTGAGCAGAGCTGATAAAGAAAAGCTTCTAAAGAATGGTATTGGTCAGCAAGAGCATATGCGTATGTCTCAGCAAATTAGAAATCATGGTGAGCAGATAGATGGCGAATGGATGCCGAATACTGAAGCTTGGACTGACCCAACAATGCGTTTGTCTTTTAGAAATGCTCTTAATCAAAACGTAGAACGGATTATTATTACCCCTGGGGCTGGTGACAGAGCATTATGGACATCAACAGAGTTTGGTTCGATGCTGACTCAGTTTAAGTCTTTTGGTCAGGCAGCAACTGTTCGTATGTTAACATCTGGGCTGCAAGAACGTGACGGTGCTTTTTGGCAAGGAGCATTTTTGCTTGTTGGTCTTGGCGCACTTACCAATGAGTTGAAGAGAAAACAGTACGGCCTCGATGATCGCAAGGAAACATTTGATGAAAAACTTATCAATGCAATAGATCGCAGTGGTATTACTGGATACTTTATGGACGTTAACAATGCGGTTGAAAAGTTAAGCAACAATAGACTTGGATTGCGTCCTGCTGCTTTAGACAAAACCAAGAAGTATGTTCCTAATGGAGCAAAGTTAAACGCTGTTCTTGGCCCTACTGCTGCTAACATTAGCAATGCGGCAAGCATTATGACAGATGTTATAACAGGGGATGCAGATCAAAAGACTGCCAACAGCCTTAGATTCTTGACTCCATTTGGAAACCATCCTGTTGCCGATCCATTTTTTGATTGGGCTTATGGACAATAGATGTGAATTAACGCAATGAAGCCAACAATGTATAAGAGGATATTATGGCGACAATCCAAATAGCAGACAATGATGCACGAAAACAATACACTCAAGCTGTAGTTGCAAATACTACTCAGCTTACGATTGATTATCCGTTTTTTAGCTTAGACGATATCAATGTAATTGTTACAAATGCTGCTGGAGTAGATACTGTGCTTACCAGAGGTACTGGTACTGGCACTTTTGCTGTTGTCGGTGTTGCTGTGGATGATGGTTTTTCTGGTGGTTACATTACGCTTGGTGATAGCTATTCTGCTGGAACTGACACATTTACTATCTTCCGTGACATACCTGTTGAGCGTACTACTGACTTCCCAACATCAGGCCCATTCAATATCTCATCTCTGAATACAGAGCTAGACAAGATCATTGCTATTGAACAAGAACTTGAAACTCAAATTACTCGTACACTTCAGCTTTCTGATTCAGACACTACTGTTAATTTAAAACTTCCTAACCTTAATACTCGTAAGGGGACAACTCTTGCGTTTAATGTTACAACTGGTGAGCCAGAAGCT